TCGGGCACGCAGATCACCAACATCACGCTGGAGAACTGTGTCGGCTCGAGCGACGGCAACGACGAGATCCATCTCGACACCCGCGGCGGCTGGTGCGCGATCACGATGGGCCTCTACGAGCAGGCCGGTGTCGGCGCGCTGACCGGCAGCGGCCGCAACACGGCGCTGAGCCACGTCGGTGCTGGCATCGATGTGGTCAGCCAGACCGATCTCTCGGTGACGGGCGTGCGTCGCTTCTGGGCCAACTCGCAGGATGGTATCGTCATCCAGAGCGGGGCGGGTGCCTCGACGCTTCTCGTCACCACCTCGGACTTCGTCGCCAATGGCCAGACCACGGCAAACACGTACAAGGGCATCTCGAACGGCAGCAGCACGCTCAAGGCCAGCCTCATTGGCAATACTTTCCTCGATGCAACCTGGCAGGCTTTCGGCTGGGGCTCGGTGGCCGGGGCCACCTGCTATATGTTCGGCAACTTCGCCACTGGCGCTACTGGCGGGGCGGCAGGCGGTACGCTGCTTCCTGCGACTGGCGGCGCCCAGACCTACAACACCGGCACAGGGATGCCCTGAAGGAGGGATGATGTTCACTCTGACGCTCAACGAGGCGATGGTCACGGCCGTGCTCGAGGGCCTGTCCTCGATGCCGCTCAACCGATCGTTAGATGCCTTCGTCGTGATCCGCGGCCAGATGGCCGAGCAGAAGATGAAACTGCTGGCCCAGCAGCAGCAGCCGGCCCCAGATCCTGCCGCTCCGGCCGAGCAGCCTGCGAACCTCGTTGCGGCCGATCATCCACCCCTGGCGGCTCCCCATCAGCCCATGCCGACGAATCCTGGTCCGCCGCCACGGCCGCGGCCACCGATCGCTGGCGTCACCTATCCGATAGATGCCGTCGTCCCCCCGCTCGATCGCGTCGAATCGGGTAAGCCGACACCGCTGCAGCCGCCGGCACAGCCGGCTGGTCTCACGGCACCCGGGCATACTGAGGCTTCAGCCGACACCGGCATGGCCACAAAGCCGCCCGGTGAGGTTGCCGAGCCCTATATTTGAGCAACGGCCCGGAGTGGAACGAGAGAAAGGCTCTCTTTTGGCTGGTAGCAGCCGTGATCCTGAGCCACGTCCTCATCGTGTTCTACGCCGGGATCGTCTGCACCATGCACTTCGGCAGCATCATCGCCTCTGGCCAGCTGGAGTGCTCGAAGGATGGCCGGCTTGTCGAGCTGCTGAACTCGGCCCTATCTTCGGCGCTCGCCTTCGCCGCCGGGCGCATGTCGGGCAGCAAGTAGGAGGATCTCATGCCGACCCAGCTCACGGCCCACTTCACCCTCGACGAGTTCCTCGTCTCGACCACGGCGGCCCAGCTCGGCATCCCCAACACGCCGACGCCCGAGGCGCTGAAGAACCTCGAGCGGCTGGCGACGGTGATGGAGAAGGTGCGCGGCCTGACCGGGCATCCCATCCAGATCACCTCCGGCTACCGCAACGCCGCGGTCAACCAGGCCGTGGGTGGCGTGGCCAATTCGGCCCACCTGACGGGCTTGGCCTGCGACTGGATCTGTCCCGCCTTCGGCACGCCCGAGCGCCTGTGCAAGCTCGTCGAGCCTTGCATGGGCACCTGGCAGATCGACCAGCTCATCTGGGAGTACGGCTCGTGGGTTCATCTCGGGCTCGCCCCCGATGGGTCCGATGCGCGTCAGATGGCGTTAACCATCGACAGCTCGGGCACCCGCTCGGGCTTTGCCTGAGGGGCTCGTCATGACCTTCCGCTTCCTGTTCTGGATCATCATGCTGCTGTGGCTGCTGTTCGGCCTCGGCTGGCATTTCGGCATGGTCGGCGTGTTCGGGCCGGTCGGCTTCGGCCTGATGCTGTTCATCCTGCTGGGGCTGCTGGGCTGGAAGGTGTTTGGACCGCCGCTGCAGCCCTAGTCGCCGCGGTCGGGCAGGTTGGTCCCGAAGGTGCCGTGGATGTCGGGATAGGCCGGCCGGGTGGCGCTCATCTGCTCGGCGAGCGCGGTGCGCGTGAACGGGGCCAGCAGCGTTTCATGTGAAACATCGAAGGCCTGCGGAATGTAGAGCTCGGCGGTGTCCCTCGGCATGGCTGCCTCCTGTGGAAGCGGCGAGCCTACTTGAGATAGTAGGCCCAGGCCACCAGCACGACGCCGATCGCCACCACCACCCAGGCCGCGGCCTTGAGCACGGCCTCCCACGGATCGTGCCGGCTGAAGCCGACGACCGGCTCGATCGGGCTGCCGTACACAGTCTCCTTGAGCGTGCCGCGCTGGGCGGCGGTGTCCCAGAAGTTAGTCCTTGCGCGCTGCGCGAGCGGCCTCTCGAGCCGCTTCCTCAGCCTTGCGGCCCAGCCTGGTCTGGTCTCCACGAGCTCTCTCCCTCCTGCGGTTGCGGACGTTGTCGGTGCTCACATAGTCGTCGACGCCGCGGATGTGCTCGAGCGGCTGGCCGCGCTTGACCGTGATCCTGAACGCCGGCGCCATCACCTCGTGCAGGTTGCCCTTGTAGAACCACAGGGCGGGATCGAGACCTGAATGGATGCGCTGGATCACCGTGCGCGCCGACAGGCCGGCCATGCGGGCGGCCGCCGACATAGACATCTTCTGCCCGTTGGGGCCGACGATCGTGCGCTGACCGACGCGGCCGACCACGCCATCGCGGGGCAGCCACACGTTTAGGCGGTCTGCCAGCGACGGCGGCGCCTTCAGCTTCCTCTTTCCGCTCATCGGTGCTCGATCAGTCTCCAGTCGCTTCAGGCTGCAGGATGTCCTTGCGCGCCTTGAACTGCAGCCGGACGTAGCCCTGCTGGGCCGGCGCCAGCTTCTCGTAGAACGGCTTGATCTCTATGAACAGCGTCGACAGCGACTCGACGGACGTGAGCGTCTTGGACTTTGAAATTGCAGCGACCACCTCGGGAGGCAGAACCGCGGCCACCGCCTGGTCCTTCTTCTCGAACTCGGCCTTGACGTTCTGGACATATCGGTTGTCGTCGAACTTGCCCATGAACACGTCTGCGCTGAAGCCGAGGTAAGAGAGAGCTTTGGTGCAGGCGTCGGTGGTGGCCTTCTTGAAGGCTTCCTCATCGGGCACTCCCTTGGCGCTGACCAGCAGGTTCATCGCCACCACGGCGCCGCACACGCAGCGCACGTCGCCCTGCATGTACCACAGCTCGAGCGTGACCTTGGCGAAGTTGAGCGGCTTGTCCTCGAACAGCGCCACCACGGTCTCGTTCTCCGACGTCCAGCCCCAGCCCTCGCCCCACGGGCCGAAGGCCTCAGTGGCGCGCATGATCTGGTAGTAGGTGTCGATCGCCGTGAACTTGCGGCCGTAGCTCACCTGCTTGGTGTGCCGGGGATCGGTCGCCGCGTAGGCGTTCCAGATCCGCAGGTTCTGGCCGGGAGAAGGGTGCTTGCCGCCGTTGCCGTTCGCCATGGTGCTTACCTCAGTTGATAGATGCTGATGACCCTGGCGTGGGCCGTGGCTCTGCGGCTCTTGGCGTAGCCCACCATCTTGAAGCGGCGATCGCGGAAGATCGGCCCCATGCACGAGGGGTGATGATCGCGGGGCGGCGCCCAGCGCTCCCACACGTCGTCGCTCGAGATGACCGTGCCGGCCGGCTGGGCGCGCAGCCACAGGAAGGCCTGCGTGCGGGCCCAGTCGATCCAGCTGTCGTACTTGGCGTGCAGCAGCTCCATCGCCTCGGCCTTGAGCTGCTCACCGCTCGGGCCGGTGGGATGGATCTCGGGAAAAAGAGGGGGTTGCGTGCTCATTTGTCCATCTTCCTCAATACCGCCAGCTTGGCGATCAGTTTGTCGAACTTGGCCTCGACCTGCTTGCTCTCGATCAGCCGTTCGCGGTTGCGCTCCTTGAAGTAGCGCTTCTGGGCGATCCGCATTTCGACGGCGACGGCGAGCGCCTGCAGCGCGGTGTCGAGCTGCTCGACCGTCACGTTGTCGCCGCTCATGACGGGAACAGCGGCACCCAGCGGATCTTGCCCGCCCGGTCCGCTACCATCTTGAGGCCACGCCCCATCGGATCGACCCACGAGGCGGTCGCCGCATCCCTGGGAAACAGCTTTTTCAGCTTCTCCAGCGCATCGTCGAACTTGGCCGACTGCTCGTAGTTCTCCAGCACCTCGAGGGCCAGCGGCCCCACCGTGTTGTCGCCGGCGGGCCAGACGTGGTCGCGCTTGCGCGGCACCGGCGCGGCGTTGAAGTCCGCCCAGGCCTCGGGCAGCACGCCGGTGAACAGGTACTCCTTGAACGCCATCGCCCGCTGCAGGTAGGTGTCGAGCGCCGCCTCGTCGCGTTCGACGAGCTGGTGCATGAAGCGGCCGTAGTGGCCGAACGTGACGGCGAGGAAGCAGGCGGACGAGCCGAAGCACAGCATCTCGTGCAGCAGCTGGGGCATGTAGTAGTCGGCGAGCTCGAGGATGTTCTTGTCGCCGGTGTGGAACTTGCATTGCACCGGGTAGTTGGTCGTGCCGGTGATGCCGTCGGGCGTGAACAGGAAGAACGGGTCCA